CCCACCTGGTCGACATCACGTTCGAAGAGCTGTTCGGGGTCACTGAAGACATCCTGAACCGGCCCGTGACCCGTGATGAGGCGATGACGCTCGGGGTCGTCGCCCGGGCACGTAACGTGGTGTGCCCCACGATCGCGCGCCTACCCCTTCCCGCGATGGACGACCGGGGCCCCCGGGCCGATACGGCGTTCGACTTCCTACGCCAGCCCGAGAACGATCCCACCTGGTCGCGCCCGGGGTTCGTCACCTACCTGTGGACCGTGGACGCGCTCAAGTTCTACGGGCGCGCCTGGTGGTGGGTCACCCGCAGGTACACGGACACGAACGCGCCCCGCTCGTTCCGGTGGGTCCCCGAGTGGGACGCGCGCCTGGCGAACGGTCGCCTGGTCGGTCTGCTGTCCAACGATCAGGTGCACATCAAGGATGCGGACGTGGTGCGGATCGACGGCCCCCACGAAGGGGTCCTGAACTATGCGCGCCGGGAGCTGAACCTCGCCCGGTCCCTGGACCGGTCAGCGGCCTACACCGCGGACAACCCTGTCCCCGCGATCAACCTCCAAGAGCAACCGGGCGTGGGGCCGGCGCTACGCCTGACCCCTGAAGAGACGGACGGCCTGGTCGCGAAGTGGCGTGCCGCACGCCGCGCGGGCAAGGTCGTCAGCTACACACCCGCGTCCGTTCGCCCTGAGGTCCTGGGACTGAACGTGGAGCAGCTGCTCATCGAGGGGCGCAAGTTCTCCGCGCTACAGGTGACCCGGGCGATGAACGTTCCCGCGTGGGTCACGGACGTCCCGCTCGAAGGGTCATCGATCACCTACTCCAACGTGCCGTCCCGGTCCCGTGAGCTGGTCGATTACGGCCTGATGCTCTACCTGTCCGCGATCGAAGCGCGCCTGTCCGCGGACGACGTACTTCCCCGCGGGGTGTGGTGCAGGTACGACCTGACCGAGCTGCTCCGCGGGGACTTCGGCCAACGCATGGCCGACTACAAAACGGCCCTGGACTCGGGGGTCTACACGCTCGCGCAGCTGCAAGAGATGGAGCACGGGCCGTCGTACGTGTCCGAACCTGCACCACCCGGGGAGTCCTGATGCACCTACTCATGACCAGTCCCGCGGTCGTCACCGCGTCGACCTCGGGGCGCACGATCGACGGGACCGCGACCCTGTACGGGGTCACCGCGTCCGCATCGCTGGGGCCGATGGTCATCGAACCGGGCGCGGTCCACATGGCCGCGGACCTGTCCCGGGTCAAGCTCCTGGTCGACCACGACCAGGGGCAACCGGTCGGTTTCGCGGCGACCGCGACCGACACACCCGAACGGCTCACCATGACGTTCCGTGTCCCGCCCGGGGCGGCCGGGGACGAAGCACTCGTGCAGGCCGCGAACGGTCTACGCGATGGACTGTCCGTAGGGCTGTGGTGCGACGACGACGGGTTCAGCTGGGACGCGAACGACGTCCTGCGGATCACGTCCGCCCAGCTCCGTGAAGTGTCCCTGTGCGCGCTGCCTGCTTATGACGATGCCCGAGTGACTGACGTTGCCGCGACCGCGGCCGCGTGGCGTGCCGCACATACGGCCGACCGAAAGGGAACCACCATGCCCGCACCCGTCCTCGCGGCCCCGGTGGCCGCCCCCGCCCCCGACGTCGCCGCGACGTCGCACGACGTCGCACCACCCGCCGCGCCCGCGGCCGTCGTGATCGCGACCCAGGCCGCACCCGTCGACCCGCCCCGCGCGACGACCCGGAGCATGACGCTCGCCCAGGCATCGGACCGGGCGCTCGAACTGATCCGCGCCGGCCAGCCGCAGATGGTCGAAGCGGCCCTGTTGGACGTGGTGCCGGCCGACGACGCCGGGGCCGCGGACCGGCCGCAGTGGGTCGATGAGCTGTGGCAGGCATCCCAGGCGAACCGCCCCCTGATCGACGCCCTGGGGACCCCGCGCCCCCTGACCGCCCTGAAGGTCATGGGGTACAAGCGGGTGTACACCCAGCTGGTGGATGAGTACGCCGGGAATAAGGCGGACATCTTTAGCGGGGAGTACACGACCGCGCCAGCTGAAGCGCCGGCGCAACGGTTCGCGGGCGGGAACGACATCGACCGGGCGTTCTTCGACCTCGGGGACGGGTCGTTCATTCGGGACTGGTTCGTGGCCGCGACCGACGACTACAAGCGCCAGACCGAGACCTACGTCGCGACCGCCCTGCTGACCGCGGCGACCGTGGTCGCGGGTCAGGTCTCGGTCATCGGGACCCTGAACACGATCGCCGCGAACCTGAAGGGCATCGGCGCGAACCTCGATTTCGCGGTCCTGTCCCCGGGGGCGTGGGCGGACCTGGCAGGGATCACGACCGCGGACGCTCCGTGGTGGCTTTCGGGTGCGGGGTCGGTCGACCTGAAGGGGCAGGACGGCACCGTGTCCACGATCACGGTCGTGGTCTCCCCAGCGCTGACCGGCCTACAGGTCCTCGGTGGGGACGCCCGAACCGCGACGTTCTATGAGAAGACTCCCCCCGTTCAGGTCCGCGCGGAGGTGATCCCGAAGGGGGGAATCGATGTCGGCGTGTTCGGCTACGTCGCCATTTTGGTCAACGATGCCCGCGCGTTGCAGAAGGCGACGTATGTCCCCGTGGTCGTCGCGGCCGCGTCCGGCGCGAAGAAGTCCTGACCGCCACCCGTACCCCGGACCCCCGACCCCCTGGGGGTCCGGGCCCGGTCGACCAGGACAGGAGGTGACCCCGTGGTGAATCCGTGGTGCGACAAGGTGTATGCCCGGGCGGCGTGGCCGGACGCGAACAAGATCACGGATGCGCGCCTGGACCAGCTGCTCGATATCGCCTATGAGGCGTGCGCGTCCTACGCCCCCGCGGTCGTCGCCCCTGCACCCATCCCGGCCCGGTATCCCGAAGCTGTGACCCTGGTCGCCCGTGCCACCTGGACCGCCGCCCGTGCGACCGCGGACGGCCTGGGACTGAACGACGGGTCCGATTCGAACCTGGTCCTGCCTACCCCGGTCCTGTCCTCCCAGGCGTTGCAGCTGTTGCGACCACCTGCCCCGGTGGTCCTGGGATGAGCGCCCGACAGGACCTCATCGACCTACTGATCCCGGTCCTACCGGATGAGTGGGACCTGTACGCCTACCCCGCGAACGTGGACGCCATCGAGACCGGGACCACGGTCCTGATGGTCGACTCCTATGCGGAGCAGGCCGAACCTGTCCGGGGCCTACGGGCGCACACGATCACCCTGGTCCTGGTCGTCCCGTTCACTGTGGGCCCGGACGCGGACGATGCACTCGATGACGCGTGGGACGTCCTGCGACCCGAGCTGAACGCGTTCGCGGGGGGGTCCCTAATCCATTGGACGGACGCCACCCGCTCGACGTTCAACACCACGTACCCCGCGTTCACTATCCCGGTCACGATGAAGACGAAGGACTGATATCTCATGGCTGTTGTCCCGCTTACTGCCCCGTACACGATGTCCACTGCCACGATCACGATCGGTCTAGGGGGTGCACCCGGGGACGACTACACCGCCGCGGTGTCCCAGGCGCAGTTCGACCCGGCGTTCTCTTCGAACACCTGGACCGGGATCGGTGGGGACGCCCTGACCTTCACGTCCCCGGCGTCGTGGTCGCTGGTCCTGGCGATCGCGCAGGACCTCGCACCCGCGGGCCTGCTGCGGTTCTTGTTCGATCACGCGGGGGAGTCCGCGACGGTGACCCTGACCCCGCTCGCCGCGGAGGACCCGATCACGGCGACGGTCATCCTGGCGCCCGGGTCGATCGGTGGGTCCGCGGACGGGTCCGCCGCGGTCGCCACGATCACCCTCGGGGTCCAGGGCAAGCCGGCGTTCGTCGTGGTCGTCGCGGACGAAGCGACCACGGACGACGCGGACGTCATCGAGTACGAGGACCTGACCACCACCCAGGGCGACGACCTGGCCGCGGCACGCGCCCGCGCGTGACCCGGTGGGCAAGCTCCTTACCACCGATGACCGGGCCCTGAAGGCGTGCGTCCTGGGGTTCCGGGAGCTTGAGCCTGCCTACCGGCGCGACCTGAACCGCGCAACCCGCGAGGTCCTGGGACCTGAGTTCACGCGCGCGGTCGCGACCCACGCCCGCACCCGCCTGGACACACGGGTCCTGGCAACGGGCGCGAAGGTGCAGGGCGGTAACCCCCCGGTCCTGGTCGCGGCGACGTCCCGGCGCGCGACCCGCGGCGGGATGGTCCCTGATCTGGACTGGCCCACGTTGGAGTTCGGGACGTTGGACCGCAACAAGCGCACGACCTACCAGCGCAAGGGGCACACGGTCACCCGCCGCACCCGGCGTCAGGTCCCGAACCGGGTCAAGTCCGGGCGCGTCGTGATGCCGGCCGTGGCGGACGTCATCCCGAAGGTCACCGCGATGTGGGTGCAACAGTTCGTGCGCCTGGTCTACGCCGCGGCCGGGGAGTGAGACCTGATGGCGATCCGTATCCCGATCATCTCCGATGTGGTCGACGCGATCCGCGGGGCGAAGAAGCTCGGGGAGTCCTTCGACGATGTGGCCGATGCGCTCGAAGGCGTCGACCACGCCGCGACCGACGCGGGCGCGCAGGTTGAACAGGTCGGGGAGCAGGCCGAAGCGACCGGGGCCGGCGCGGCGAAGATGGAAGGGGCGTTCCGGGACGCGTTCGACACGGTGGACAAGGGCGCCCACGACGCGGCCGGATCCGCGGACACGATGGAGAAGTCGTTCCGGGATGCGTTCGACTCGGTACGTAAAGAGTCGAAGGACGCCGGCGACGGGGTGGCGTCCTCGATGCGGCACGGCACGGACGACGCGAAGGCCGGCGTCGATGAGTTCGGGCGTGAGTCGGAGTCGACCGCGAAGGAGACCGCGGCGTCCTTCGACGGGTCCGCAGAGTCGATCACTGGGGCGTTTCAGGAGGTCGCCGCGAACGCGTTCGCAGGGTTCGGGCCCGCGGGTGCGGTCGCCGGCTTGGCTGCTGCGGCCGGTATCGGCCTGCTCACGAAGCATATGGAAGAGGCGAAGGAACGTGCCCGGGAGGCGGCCGAAGAGATAGCCGAGATTACCGGTCAGCTGATCGATCTCGGGTCCCGGGACCTGGACGTTGCTTCGGTGCGGGACGCGCTCGAAGAGGCAGGGTCGACCGCTGAGGACGGGAAGATCCCGATCCAAGAGTGGGCGAAGGCTGCGACCGCTGCGGGCATCGATTACGCCACCTACGCGCAAGGTCTCGCGGGGGATAGCACGGCGATTAAGCGGTCCTATGCCGAGGTCCTGGCCGCGCAGGAGGCGAACGCGGCCGGCCTGGACGCGTTCCGCAAGAGCTATAAGGGGGTCGGGGACGCGCAGACGGTCTACGACGCTCAGATGCAGGAGGAGGTTGACGCCCTAGAGACCTCGCGTAAGGCGCTTGAGCAGAAGGACTCCACGCTGAACAAGTCCGGGGAGACCTACGCCCTGGTGATGGACGCCCAGAAGGGTTTGATCGAACAGTCCCCGCAGGAGGTCGCGGCCGCGGAGTCCCTGATCGCGGCCCAACAGTCCTACCAGGAGACCCTACGCGCGACCGCCGATCCCGTGTCCGTCTATGAGGGTCTCCTGTCGGACGCTACGGACGCGATGCGCAAGAACGCCGAAGAGGAGGCGGCGAACAACGACATTAAGGGGGATTCGTGGGAGGACTACGCGAAGGACGTCACGGTCACGACGGGGGACCTGATCGCGGAATGGAACAGGCAGGCCGAAGAGTCGAAGGCGTTCGCCGCGAACCTCGCGATCATCGGCGCGAACGGTGGTCAGGCGCTAGCCGATGAGCTACGCGCGAAGGGCCCCGAGGTTGCTGCGGCGACCGCGGCCGCGATCGCGAAGTCCGACCCCGTAGAGCAGAAGGCCGCGATCGACGCGCACGCCGCCGCGACCGGTGGCGCGATGGGGGTCTCGATGGCGGGTGGGATCACGGCGTCCTCCCCGCAGGTTCAGTCCGCGGTCGACAAGCTCGCGAAGGGCATCATCACACCCGAGATGGCGGTAAAGATCATCGCGGACACCGCGAAGCTGGACGCGGAGCTGAACAAGCCGCGCACCGTGTCCGTGTCTGTGGCGCACCGTGCCGGCACTCAGGCGGCAGTCTGATGGCCGCGACGATCACGCGCGCGGGCACGGTCCTGCACCCGTCCGTGGTCCTGGGGTGGCCCCTGACCCGGACCGGGCGGTCCGTGGTGCACCCGATTCTGAACACCGCATCGGTGGAGGTCACGGTCCGTCCTGCGGGCCCCCGGTCCGGGACGTTGGACACGTTGTGGCCGGACCAGGCGACCGCAACCGCCGCGTTCAACGCCCTAGCGACCGCGGGCGCACCGTGGGTGTGGGTGGTCCCGGGGGCTGCGGGGTCCCCGTTGACCGCGCACGTCCTGGACGCGTCGATCGCCCAGGCCGAAGAGACCGGGGGCCGGTGGGTCGTGTCGACCACGGTGCAGGAGGTCACCCCGTGAGCGCGTCCCAGCTGGTCGCGCGGATCTTCGTCGCCGGGACCCAGCTCCCGGTCCGGTCCGCGACGGTCGCACTCGATGAGGGGTGGGCCCCGCGTGCCGCGGTCATCCTTGAGGTCCCGTGGACCCCGGCCCGGGTCGCGGCCCTGAACCCCCGGGCGAACGTGCGCGTAACGGTGGTCCTGGAGCGGCGTTGGTCGGGGACGTTGACCCTCGATGATCTGTCCCTGATGTGGGTCGGTCTGACCCTGGCGAACCTGTCGACCGTGTGGGCTGGTCTGACCCTGAACGACTTGTCCGCGGCCTGGACCCAGGACTGGGGTAACGGGACCCGGGCGACGGACACACTGACCGCGGACCTGATCCTGAGGGAACGTCAGGTGGACCACGGGACTGCCACGATCACGGTCCGTGCGACCTCGGATGAGCTGCTTGCGCAGGACGCGCACGCCCTGGTGGACCGGGGCGCGGAGACTCTCGCGTCCCGCCTGCTCGCGCTGCTCGCCGCGGGGCATATCCCGGTCGGTCCGCCCCCGGACTTCACCGCGGGTGCCCCGTTCGGGGTCCCCGCACACCTGACCGAATGGTCACAGTCGATCTGGGACGCGATGGAAGCGGCCGCCACCAGTGTGGGTCTGAAGCTGTTCTGCGATGAGCTGCGGGTGTGGCGCCTCACGGTCCCGAACGCGGCCCCGACTGTGACGTTCAATCTGCCGCAGGTCATCGAGGCGTCCGACCGGGTGGACCGGGACGGGGACTACGCGGACGTCATCGTGTGGATAGGTGTCGGGATCAACAGTGAAGGCCTGGTGATCCGGGAGACCCGCACTGAACCTGCGATCCCGGCCGGCCCGTATCGGGCGGTCGTGTTCGAACAGGACTACGGACAGGTCGGGGCGGGCCTGCCGATGCCGTCCTTCGATGAGCTCGCCACCCGCCTAGCCCTGCTACAGACCAGGGCCCGGGTCCTGACGTTGACCGCGCCCGCGGACCCTACGGTCCGCCCGGGGCAGGCGATCGTCACGGGCGTCCCGTCCCTGGACGTCACACACTCGGTCGTGGCCCGGGTGGAGTTCAACGTCCCCGCGGACACGATGACGATCACGACCCGATCAACTCAGGAGGTGGTCTAGGTGGCGCCCCTGGACGCGAACGGTATCTGGCACTACACCGGCACGGACCCCGCCTCCCCTGCCCCGGACCTGCTGAACCTGCTGGCCGATTCGGTGAGCGCAAAGCTCGGGTCCCTGCTGCTGCAACCGTGGACCGCGTACACACCTCCCCTGGTCAACGTGACGTTGGGCAACGGGACGAACACGGGCCGTTACCTGCGGGTCGGCAAGCTTGTGCACGCGACAGGGAACCTGCTCTTGGGGACCACGACCGCGATCGCGAACACGATCACGATCGGCCTACCGCTCC